TAAATCTTGATCTAGTATCACCTTCAGCTTTTAAGTACCATAAGTAACCTGATTGACCGTCTTCACCAGAAATTTCAACCCAACCGATAGCAGATGCATCAGATCCAGAAATTTCGTAGTAGTCTTTCATTATGATAGGCTTGTTAGTAAAAGTCTTGAAAGCAGGCTCATTAGCTCCTCTAGTTGACTCACCGTTATAGTTGTCACCTTTCTTAAATTCAGAACCGTAAACTAATATTCTTAAAGCTTCTGAAACATCACCAGTAGCTAAACCAGCGTTACCTAAAGTAGCTGTAGTGTTACCAGCATCGTATGCAACAACATCAATATCACCATCAGCAGCAACACCAACTACAAGACATCTAACTGTAGCTTGAGCGTCAGCAACTAAGATCATATCATTAACTCTAATACCGTGGTCACCGTTTGAGTACGAAGAAGTACCTAAAGAGTTACCATCAATATCTTTTTCTATTTGTATGTGACCTCCAACATTTGAAGTACCACCAAGACTGTATGCTGCTGAAGTATCAGTAGCGCTTTTTAATCTACCTTTGTAAGATAAATGTAGTCTACCTTGTTCTGACCAAATAACTTGGTCTGAAGTCATAGACTCCTCTGCACCAACTTGCTCAAGAAAACCACCGATAGTTCTATTTCCAAAAACTTCAGCTTCTTTCTCCATTAAGTCAGGCAGATACTGTTGAGCCCAACCTTGCGTAGTTGTACTCGTAAAATCGATGTAATTTGAAGATAGTACTTGCTTTTGTGGAGCAGCAACACTATTCAAATTATTACCATTTGTAATTGCCATAATTTTTAATTTTTAATTTAGTTATTTTTTTCGTTTAATTTTAAACTTAAAGTCACTAGAATCCTCACCCAATGCTCTCACTTTAATTCCTCCAATAGTATCACCACTATGTTGTTGTCTAGGGTCCATGTTTATGTTTTTAGCTTTAGCAACACTATCTTTCATAGCGTCAGCTTTACCTTGTTCATAAAAATGTTTTGCAATAGCATCAGAGTTCATTGCAGTGTATAAGGCCTTGTGATAACCACCAGCATCTTCTATTTGACCTTTTTCATTAAGAAACTTTCCTATGAAATTATCAAGTGAGCTTTGTGTTTCTTTTACCTTATCAGCATTATTAACATTAAACCTAAATCTCTTGTCCCCAACTTTATATTCAAAACCTTTGAACTCGTCGTTAAACACATTATTAGTTTTATTTAAAAATACTGAAGTAGCCTCTTCTTTGATTTTTTGAGTTTTCTCAGACTCTTCGTTGTATCTATTGAAAAAATCCATAGCTTTTTTAGCTTCAGGCGTTAACCTTGAGCCAGCTTTGATTTCATCATAGTATTTGGATTTAAACTGTTCCAATTCAGTTTTAGCGTTGGCAACTTGCTCTTTTAACGCTAGTTTCTTTCTTTTAACTTCTCTTTCATCATCTACTTCTGCATCATAAGAAAATTGATCTTCCATCATAAAATCAATTTCATCGGCTTGTAAATGAGGTTTAGTAGTTTTATAATATTCTTTTAATAAAGTTAAATTATCCATATCGGAATAATCTATATTTAACTTTACATAGTCGTTTATGTCTCCGCCTGTATCTTTCATAAAGTTAACTAGCTTTTCTACGTTTTCTGGTAGTTTAGGCTGCTCTGGCACTTTAGGTGTTTCTACCTTAATAGGCGCTGGAGCTTCTTTAACTTTTACTTCTTCTTCAGTTATTTCTTCTACAACTGGAGTTTCTACTTTAGTTTCCTCTGCTTTTTCTTCTACAGGTTGTTCTGGAACTTTTATTTCTTCTACAGGTTTGTTTAAATCTACCTTAACTATATCTTCAGCTTTTTCAACTAAATCTTTAAGGTCTACTTTAGTTACGCCATCAGAAGGCTCTTGAAATTTTTTCTTTTTAGGTTTTTTCTTAACCTTAATTTTTTCTACTTCGTTGTCAACTTTTGGTTGCTCAACAGGAGTATCTGTTGTGTTTTTGTTTTCTTCCATAATAAAATATTATATAATTAATTAATTAATGTTACTGCGGCTCAAAAGCACCTAACCTCATACCTCCACCAATAACGTCGTTACCAGCAGACTCAAAAGGTTTTTCTTTTGCCTGAGCTTTTGTTTTTTCTAATTGTTGTTTTTGTTGGTTGCCCATAGCTTGTCTACTATCCTGTCTATTTTCTCTAATATTATTTATTTCTTTATTTTTTACATGGGTAGCATTTTTAAGCTTCATGTTTATTTCATACTCATGATCCATTAAACCTCTTTTAACTTCTGCTTCGGCTTGTAAAGTCTGTTGTTTTAACTTAGCCTTAGCTTGCTCTAGTTGTATTTGACTTTGAACTATAGCTTGTTGCTTTTGCATTTCTGCTTGCGCAGCGGCTTGTTGGGCTTGAGCTTGAGCATCAGCTTGTGCTTTCATATTTTCTTGTTGCATTTGCTGTTGCTTTTGAAGAGACTTTTTTCTACGAAGTTTTAACAATTGATTAGCTAGCCTTACATTTTTTACTTCTCTTAAATCTATAACATCTTCCAACTGTATAGTTTTTTGAGCTAAAGCAGCTTGTATATTATTTTCTAATAATTGTTTTTCAAACTCATCAGGTTCTAACTCTAAAAATATTCCAAAATCATACAAATGTAGTTGTGATATTTCTTCTAACGTAGCTACATTATGTACGCCTATAGCGTGTATAAAAGCATCTTTAGTTGGTGAATACTCTAATATATCAGAAACTCTAAGAGATAAAGCCTCACATGTCTCTGCGGTTAAAAACATACCAGCGTTTAGTATGTGTCTAGTTGCTGTGTTACTATTTGCAGCCGCCATTTTTTGTACGCCTACTAAAGCTCTTTCATCTGGCGTGCTACCGTCTCTAGCTTCGTTTAGCCCTGTAGTATCTCTTATCATTTGCAAGTAATAATTATAAGTACCAATTAAACTTTGCATTTTAGCACCACTACCTGACTGTATTTCTTGTATAGGTATTTTACCTGGATTAGGATCACCATCTCCTGTAAACGATCTACCTATAATACTACCAGTTTGAAAAAACATATTTAAAGCTTCTTGCGGATTATAGTTTGTACCATTACCTAAATCTATTTCAGCTAAACCATCAGCATCTAAATAAATACCATCAGGTATCATACGCGACATTACTTGTTGTAACTTTAAATGTGTCAACTGTATCATATCAGCAAAACCAGTTATTCTGCTTACTAAAGACTCTATTCTACCTTCGTACATACGAGGAGCAACTATACTGTAGTTCATTTTGACTTTAGTATAATCACTTTTAGGTCTCATCATATTTTCTGCCTTACCCCACTTTAAAAGTATATTAGTACCTAGTACTATAGCGCCATCATATAAACACTCTACTTTTTTATCTAGTTTACCGAAGTTACCCTCCATATCTTGTGGTGGGTTAAATGTATCATCTTTTTCAATTATTTTTTCTGCGCCAGTATGTGTTTCTTTTAATTTATAAACTTCTGAATTAAAAGTTTTATAGTTAAAATATAATATACTTAATTTGTTTTTATCTTTATCAGAGTTATAAGAGTTGTATTTAGAACCTCTGTTAGAATTAGCATAGCTACTACTTTCTATTTCTTTTAATTGTTCTGGTGTTAAATGCGGAAACTGTTTTACAAGCTCGTTAATAGTTATTGTTTTAACTTCACCTACGTAATATATGTCTTCAAAATAAGGAGACTCAGTATGTGAATAAACTAAATTAGCAGGATCAACGTAATTTACTGTAGCGCCTTCAGAAGTATTAAAAGTTGTTTTAACAGCTCCTATACCTAAAACTGTTAAATCGTAATAAAGTCTTTTTCTTATTAAATCGTAATTACTACCTTTTAATAAAACGTTTATCGCCTGTTCATTAGCTAACTCTACAGCTTGTTTATAGTTTAACTGCATGTGTAGAGCTAATTCATCATTATCTTCAGGTATTTCATCTTTTTTATTT